TAACAAGACAATAGATAAACTTTTAGATATTGCTATTAATAAGTATGGTTATTCTATGACTAAAGAAATGCTAAGACAATATTTATCTAAAAGAGAAATAAGATATAAAGGCTATAATATAAACAAAGTGAAAGTAATGGGAAATAGAATACCAATAGGAACTGAATATGTTAAGCCAGATGGTATGGTGTTAGTTAAAGTTAGACCTAACAAATGGAAATACAAGCAAAGATATATCTATGAACAATACTACAAAGTAGAATTGCCGAAAGATATAATGGTTATATTTTTAGATGGTGATAGAACAAACTTTAATATTGACAATTTAATGGCAGTATCAACACCTGAGTATAATTGTATAAAAAACAAAGATTTATTATCCAATAATGCAATGGTTACTAAAACCGCTATATTGGGTGCTAGATTATATTATAAAATTAAGGAAAAGGAGAAAAAATGGCGAAATTAAGCAAACAATATTATATTACAAGCAAAGGTGAAAAGAAAATTAATTGCTATCATATCAATATTTCAAGGGGCGTTGTTGATAAAACAAATATAACAAATAATGACGAAGTTAAAATTTATGCACATGATAACAAAATAATTATTGAGAAGGCTTAAATATGAATAAGGTAGAACTTGATAATTTATTAAAAGAAAAAGGGAGAGATTATGTATTAATGTTATATTGTAATTGGTTTATTACATTAAGAGGCAGGCAACTAGATTATGTATTAAGGTGGAATAAGAATGGCAAAAAGAAAGCGAAGAATAGTAAAACATGTAATATGTGAGTGTGGCTATCACAACAATCCTGATTATCTTATGTATTCTGGTGTTTGCCATTGTTGCGGCAAAATACTAGATGAAAAAGCTTATTTTAAATATCAATTAAATAAAAAGTTAAGACTTTGGAAGAACAACAGAAAAAATAAATGGTATTAAGAAGGCAACTTGGGTTGTCTTTTTTTCATGTTAATGATATAATTAAATTGATAAGAAGAATAAAGGTGGAGGCAATATGGAAAAAGATTTTGAAACACAAGTTTTAACGAGGCTAGCAGTAATTGAAAGTAAGATTGATGATTATAAAAATATCAAAGATAAGGCAAACGAAGCATATACACTTTCAAGAGAAAATAAAGAAGATATCAATGAAATAAATGATAAAATAAAATGGATTACTCGCTTAGTTGCTGGCGCAATAATTACAGGTGTAATTGGACTGATATTTGCATTAATACAAAAATAAGGCATAAAGCCTTTTTTTATTTACAAATTTATTTTTTTATTTTATAATACATAGTCAACAAAAAGGAGGTAAATAGGTGAAATTAATGCAATATACTTATAATTTCGAGCCAGAAATGTATAAATATATTTTAAATTCTAATTTATTGAATAAAAAAAAGAATGAGGATAAAATATTTAAAGAACTAGTAAATGGTTACACAGCAAAAGAAATAAGTAACAAATATCATTATGCAGAAAGCACAATTTGGAACAGAAGGCGTGATATTTATAACAAAACGAAGAAGTATATGATTTAATATACTTTTTTTATTTGACTAAAAAGATATATAAATAATATATAAAACCATATATAAAGGTTATATAAATAATTTACTGCAAACACTTTTAGTATTTACATTTGTATTTTTTCTAATATAATAACTATCACCAAAAGCAAATTTGATATATTTTTGATAATATTTGTTTAAAAATAAGATATAGAATTGAAGTGAGTGATAGGTTATGAAGAAAGAATTAAGTTCAATGCAGATTTTCAGCGATTTTGTAAGTAAAACTATACTAAATGATAATGAAATAGAAGTTTTGAAAAGATATATTAAAGGTGAAACAATAGTAAAGATAGCAGACGAAACTTCACAAAGTACCGCAACTGTATCTAGGACAATTTCAGAACTAAAAGAAAAGTATGATAAATATAAAGGATTAGAACTTGCAAAATTGATATTATTTCAAGTGAATGAATGATAAAAAAGTGATGCTTAGCATCATTTTTATTTTGCTACAATTTAATTATGAAAGGAGACAAGTAATGAGGAATAAAACCTTCACCACAGTTTGTCTCCTTTTATTTTTTAGGAGGAAATATGTATAACAACCCTTATATGCCTAGTTATAATCAAAATTTTAATCAACAAAGCATTAATGACAGAATAGACAATCAAATAGCACAACTACAACAAATGAAAGAGCAAATGAAACATAACTCACAACCAGCAATTAATCAGACATTTCAATTAGCCCCACAGCAAAGTGGAATGAGATATGCTAGTTCAGTTGATGACGTTAATAAAGAAATGGTATATGCAGATACACCATTCTTTAGTAAAGATATGTCAGTTGTATGGATTAAAAATAATAAAAATGAAGTAAAGACTTATGAATTAAATGAGATTATACCAAAGGACAGCAAAGATTTACAGATAGAATATTTACAAGCTCAAATTCAAGAATTAAGAAAAGAGATGAAGAAGAATGAACCCGATGCAAATGTTAATGAACCAATTACAGATGCAGATAAAAGCGAAGAACCCACAGATGTTTCAGCAGTTTCAAAATCTAAAGCAAAATCAAAATAACCCACAAGAAATATTAAATGACATGGTTAGCAAATACACACCAGAGCAAATGCAAAATTTTATAAAGTTTGCCAATGGCTTTGGAATAACAAACGAGCAATTAAGCAAATATGGTATCAAGTAAAAGAGATACGCTATTTCTTGGCGTATCTCCATATATACCCTTTGTGTATTCCTGACTTTCTTTTACAGGCATTTCTTAAAGAATTAATGCCCAAATTATAAAAATCTCTTGCTTCTTTCATACTATGCCATTGCTTAATAAAATTGCCATTTAAATCATATTGATTTATTGGTTTATAAGTTGATAATAGATTGTGTTTTGAAGCGTGTTGTAAATTTTGCTTGTGTGTACACCATTCAAGATTATCTAATCTATTATTTCTAGTATTACCATCAATGTGATTTATTTCAAGTTTTTTATTATTAGGCTTAGGATTAAAAGCATTCATAACTAATTGATGAACTTTAGAAACTTTTTGAATACCACTATTTCTTAAAGTTACAATTAAATAATTAGATTTATGAAGTGTAGGCTTTAGCAACTGACCTTTACAAAATCTTTTATAACCATTTTGATTAACATATCTATCCAAACTTCTAATGTTTCCATAATTACTTACTTCATATAAATCTTCCCAACCAATAACTGGTTTCCAAATTTCTTGCATAAATTAACCTCCAACAAAAATAGGCTTATATGAATACCAGAGTTATTTATTGTCGAGATAAGTCTCTCTGATACTCATATAAACCTATTTGATAGAAATGACTTATTCGACATAATCATTATAGCACATTATTGAGAATAATACAATAGGTTATAAAAAAGAAAGAGAGGTGATAAAATGAATGGTTCACAAGGAATAACCCCTACAATCGAATTGGCATCTGCTAACAATGGAAATGGCTTTTACCCATACCCAGTTTATCCTATGATGAATGGCGGATTTGGTGGTAATAATGGCTTCTTAGGTGGCGATGGAATTTGGCTAATTGTTTTACTTGCTCTTATATGGGGCGGAAATGGTAACAATGGTTGGGGTGGCTTCGGTGGTGGTAATAGCTTCGACAATGGCTATGCTTGGTTAAGCAATGGTCAAAAAGAAATTATGCAAAACACTAACAACGGATTTGACACATTACACCTTAGCAACCAATTAGATACTGTAAATAGTGGCATTTATTCACTATCTAACCAATTATGCAATACTGGACACGATATTACAAATGCAGTTAGCAATGGTTTCTATAATGCAGAAATATCTGCTAATAATAGACAAATGGCTAACATGAATACTGCATTTGATTTAAGTAGACAATTTGCCGATTGTTGTTGTGAAAATCGCTTAGGCATTGCTGATTTAAAATCAACAATATTAAGTGAAAATTGTGCCGATAGAGCATTACTAGCAGATAGCATTAAAGATGTATTGATTAACCAAACTGCAAATACACAGCGTATCTTAGACCAATTATGCAATGATAAGATAGATGAGAAGAACGAAAAGATTGCTGATTTACAAAGACAGTTATCAATGGCTGATTTAAAGGCTAGCCAAGTGGCACAAAATGCGTTTATTTCACAAGGTTTTGCTAATGAAGTTGATGCTTTATACAACAGATTAAGCAATTGCCCAGTACCTAGCACTCCAGTATATGGAAGAACACCAATATTCACTTGCCCACAAAACAATGGATGCGGATACAGTGGATATGCAACAAATATTATTTAATAGCATAAGGTCGTAAGACAAACTCTATATGAGAACTTGCTAACTAAGGAATAGGCTAGTTCTATTCCTATTTTTATGAAAGGAGAGATACAATGATACAAAGCATACAAATTACACCAGAAATACTAACTTCTAATACCGATAATATTAACTTTGATACAATAGATTTAAGGACAAATAGTGCTAATTGCTGTGGATGGCTTCAGTATATGCCAGGAGGCAGTGATTTTACTATCATAGGTGGTGGAACATTCTTAGTAGGTTTTAATGCCAATGTAACAAGCGACACTGCTGGTATAGTAGCACTTGCGTTAAAATCAGCAACTGGAACTGATGTTGAAGGTACTGAGATGGATGCTGAAATAACAACACCTGGCAACTATGTTAATATTTCATTTACTAAGATATTAAGAGTATGCCCTAGAGTAAATACCACAATAGCAGTTGGTTCTTTGCCATCAACAATAACTGGAACTACTACACTAACAAATACTGCAACTGAGATACCAGTGGTTAAAGATGCTAACTTATTTATAAGAAAGTTAAGTTAATGAATAGAGTAGATAATTTATCGTTAGTATTACAAGCATTAAGTCTTCAAATCTTATTTCAAGATTATAATAATACAGATTTAATGCAAGAATTACAAAAGCAAGATACACAATATTTCGAGAAGATTATTGAAAATCAAGAGAAAATATTAACTCTTTTAAGAAAGGAGGAGAAATAATGCATGAAAAGTTAAAAAAGAAAACTGAAGAAAGCATAAGTAAAATATTGGATGAAGGAATTACTACAAATAATTTAGACCATCTATATAAACTAACAAAAATAAATCATATAGCAAAGGAGGAAGAAAATATGAATTATGGAAATTATGGTGCAAGAAGACCAGGATATGATACATATGGACGTGATGAATATGGACGTGGCAGTTATGGTAATTATGGAGAATATGGCAGAGACAGTTACGGAAGACGTGGATATGATATGAGATATCGTGGTGAAGAAGAATTAGATAGAATGCATGGCGAATATGGAAGATATATGGAAAGCCGTGAAAGATATGGTGCAGGAGAAGAAACAGACAAATCATTTCATTATATGGTAAAAGCACTTGAAGATTTTATAATGGTATTGAAAGAAGAAGCTAACAGTCCACAACAAAAACAGCAACTAACACAATCTTTGCAAAATAGTATGAGATAATATGTATAAGTTCTATAATGCTAATGCTTTAAATAAATATGAAGACGACTGTGTTATCAGGGCAATTTCATGTGCTACAAATAAATCGTGGGATTACGTTTATGACTATTTAAGTGACATAGCACAATATGAAGGCACATTGCTTGATAAAAGGGATTTTGTAAGGAACTATTTAGATAGAACTTATCAAAGATTATATGATATAAGTGGAACTGTAGGATATATTGCTTCACAATTTCCTAATAATACTTTACTTATAACAATGTCTGGTCATATAGTTTGTGCTAAAAATGGAATTATATATGATACATTTGATTGTAGAGATAGACAAGCAGAAAGTGTTTGGCTCGTAAATTAAAAAATACTTTACATTCAAAAAAATATATATTATAATTAATATGTAGTTATTTATAACTACACCCTGATTTTTCATTTTTTTATTATATAAAGGAGAAAGAGCAATGTTGCTCTTTTTTCTTTAATATGATATAATTTATTAAAAGGAGAAGATAAATTATGAAAGTAAAAGCTTTAAAAAAGTTTGAAGGCATAAGAGATAATGAAAGAAATGTATATCCTAAAGAAGGCGACATTTGGGAAGTAAGTGAAGAAAGGGCTAACTTTTTAAAAGAACATGGCGTTGTTGAAATTATTGAAGAAGTTATAGGAACAATTGATTATAATATTCCAGAAGATACTGAATTAAAAGCAGAGGTAAAATTAAGAGAAAAACCTAAGAAGAAAAAAGCAAGCAAGAAATAACTTGCTTTAATATGGGTCTGGTGTAATGGCTAGCATTTTGGTCTCCAAAACCAAAGATAGTGGTTCGACCCCACTGACCTGTGCCATTTTGTATTTTTAAATAATTATGATATAATATAAGAAGAAAAAAGGAGGAACTATTATGGCAAAAAAAGAAATATTCGATGATAGCGATGGTGTATGGAGAACAGTCGGAGGTAAAAAAATATTTATTAGGAATGGTCAAGATTTAGCAAGTGCAATGAAAGAAAGCGGGAAGTTTTCAAGAGTTGCTAGACATCAAAATCTTTATAAAGAAACAAGTGAAGAAAAAGAAACGGAAACATCAAAAGAAAAAAACACGCAACAAAAAGAGAACAATGATGAACCATCTAATGACAAAAATTATGGTTATGGCAAAAAAACAGATAAAATTAAAGTGTATGATGAAAAAGAAATAAAAGATAGAGCAGATGATTTAAGAAAAAATCTTGATGAATATAAAGATGAAGCAAAAACAACAAATGTAAATCGTTCAAAAGAAAAGAAACTTGAAGAAGTAGCAAAAGAAATAGGTGAAAGTAAAAAGAATTATGAGAAATATTTATCAGAGAAAAAAGAACCTAGCGATGAAGTAGAATTAATAAATATGGGCGATGGTAAATATGCTACTATAAGAAAAGGTGAAAAAAGAGAAGACGTTGTAAACGCATTTAATAAAAGAGAAAGAGAATATAGGGAAAATTTAAGACCAGAAGTATATAAAGCATTAAGGGCATTTGGTTACAATTGGGACCAAGACCTAGTTGACGCATATATTGAAATGAATGAAGAAGGATTATTTCAAGGTGAAGAAAAAGATAAATATACTAGAGATATGAAAACAATGGCTGGTGAACCATTATATAGTCCAGATAGACATAAAAAAAGACTGGAAGAATATGAAAGAAATAAATCAAATTCAAGCAATTCAGATGAACCCAAAAATGAAAATCAAATAAGCAATGCATTAAGACAAAAAGCATATCAAAAATATTTAAAGGAACACCCAAATAGCGAAATAACATTTGAAGACTTTAAAAAGATGATAAAATAAAAAGTGTTAAATTGACACTTTTTTTATTTGTGGTATAATTGTATTAGAGTTGGAAACAACCATATCAACTCACACGTCTTCGTGGGACGTAAAAAAAACGATAGGAGGAGATATATAATGCGTGAATTTTTGAAAGGACTAGAATTAGACCAAGAAACCATTGATACTATTATGGCTGAATATGGGAAAAATGTAACTTTATTCAAAGAAAAACTTGATGAATATAAAGAACAAGTTTCTGATTATGAAGGTCAAATAGCAGAATTAAATGGCAAACTTGAAACTGATGCTAAATCTTTAGAAAATTTGCAATCATTAACAAACGAAAATAGAGACTTAAAAACTCAGTTGCAAATGAGTGACAGTAATGTCAAGAAAGAATTTATGAAGTTTGTTACAAGTGAAATCAGTTCAAGAGTAAATGATAAAACTGATTTTGCAACAGCACTTAGTGACTATAAAAAGGAAAATCCACAATATTTTGGAGATACTGTTGTCAAGAAAGTGCAAAGCTCACCTGGATTAAATACAGGTGGAAGTCAGCCGCCAACTACTAATGATATTATGAACGATATACTTCGTGGCGCATCAAAAAATAATGAATAAAAGAGAAAAGGAGAAATGATAATTATGCCAACAGGAATTACAAGAAATGATGTTGACAGTCTAATTGAAACTCAAGTAGCAAATGAAATATTTGAAGGAACAGTTAGACAATCTAAGGCTCTATCTTTATTTAAAAGATTGCCAAATATGACATCTGATAAAACTAAGTTGAGAGTTTTAGACAGCCTACCAGTCGCTTACTTCGTAGATGAAAGCACAAACAATGGTAGAAAAAATATTACTAAAATGGCATGGGATAAGAAATTTATCAATGCAGCAGAATTAGCTGTTATCGTGCCAATAAAAGAAAACTTATTAAATGATACTTCAATCGATATTTGGGCTGAAGTAAAACCTAGAATTGTTGAAGCGTTCGCAAAGAAAATCGATAATGCAATGTTCTTTGGAGTAGACAAACCAGCTGATTGGAGAAAAGGATTAGTTCCATCAGTAGTTGATGCTGGTGCGGAAGTTACTGAAACTGGTAAATTATATAGTGATATCAATGATACAATGGTTAAAGTTGAAGAAAGTGGATATGAAGTTAATGGATTAATCGGAGGTGTTGGTCTAAAAGGTAAATTCCGTATGATGACTGATACAACTGGTCAACCATTACAAACAACCGAAATTGGAAGTGTTGCAAGACATTTTATGGACAACGGTGTTTGGGATAAATCTGTTTCAACATTAGTTGTAGGTGATTTCTCACAAGCAGTATATGCTATGAGACAAGATATCACTTATAAAGTATTAACTGAAGCAGTTATCCAAGACCCATCAGATGGAAGCATTCTTTATAACTTAGCACAAGATGACATGGTTGCATTGCGTGTTGTTATGAGATTAGGTTGGGAAATTCCAAACCCTGTTAATGCTTTAAATGAAACTGAAACACGTTTCCCATTTGCAAGTTTAAAACCTGCTGCTGCTAGCGATGACAGTGGAATATAATTAAAAAAAGGAGGTTATTATGGAATTTAAAGGACAATACCTAAGTTATGCTGAATATAGGTCTTTAGGTGGTACTTTAGACATAACTCCTTTTAATTTATTAGAATTTGAAGCTAGAAGAAAAATTGATATAGCTACACAAAATAGATTGAAAGAAATTGAAACAAATGACATACCACAAGAAGTTAAATTATGTATATTTAACTTAATTACTTCAATTAATAATTATGCGAGTAGTATTGAAAGTGCCACTGAAAAAGGAAACATTGCAAGTGAAAATATCGACGGTTATTCAGTATCTTATGTTAAGTCTGCGGCTATTAAGGAAATAATAAATTCAAAGAGCGTAGAACTCGACGATATTATAAATACATATCTATTGGGAGTTGTATATAATGGAGAACATATAATGTATATAGGAGTATCCCAATGATAAAAAATTCAACCCTTACCCTATACCATAAAAACGGCTTAGATTTAGCTACAAGAACTGAAAAATGGATTAGATATAATTATGATAATGTGTGGTTCTTTGGTGGTAAAGGTGCTGGTATAAGAAAAGGCTATCAAGATGCCAATGATGTTGAAGTAAGAATATGGTATGAAACTAATGACAATTTAGATATTAGTAATTTTGCAATTGGAGATATTATAGTGCAAGGGAAACTTGATTTTGATATCTCCACGCAAAATGACTTAAAAGAATATCAGATTTATAATATAACAAGCATTAATAATAATAATTTTGGAATTAATCAACATATTCATATTGGAGGCAAATAAAATGTCCGTTCAATTTAAGCCATTAAGCACAATAAAAGTTGATTTAGGCATTCAAGAAGGTGGACCTGTACATAAGTTTTTTACAAATACATGTTATCTTCATATGGATAAATATGTTCCATTTGATAGTGGTGACTTAGCTAGTACTGTTTCTATAAGTAATGATGGGAAATATATAATTTATAATATGCCTTATGCTAGTTATCAGTGGCGTGGTGAAAGAGAAGATGGAAGCCATAAAATAAATGAAGAAAATAGAAATAGAAGTATGCATCCTCTTGCGACTTCACATTGGGACAAAAAAATGATAACTGCTGAAGGTGATGACGTCATTAAAGAAGTTGCTGATTATATGAGAAAGCATGGAGGCAAATGATGGAATATAAAGACAAAAGAGTTGAAAAATTAAGACAATATTTATTTACAATTGTTGATGAAATGATGAATGATACGAATTCTCAAATTAATGTCAATATGTTAAGTAATGATATAAATAATTATTCATTAGATAAAATACCAACTGCTAGTACAGTAGAAAAATGGATTATGGGTATTGAAATTCATAAAGATACATTTGCTTTTAGAAGTAGGTTTCCATATTCACAAGATGCTGTTGTTAATTTAACTAATATTGGCTTTTTTGAAAATTTTGAATATATTGTAAATTCTAATAATAAAAAGGGCATTTTGCCTAAAATTGATGGAATAGAAAGTATTGAATGTTTAAACCCAGGTACATTGACAAGTGTTACTTCAAATACTGCTGAGTTTGAAATTCAAATACAAATCAAATATAGAATAAATAATAAAAAGGAGGATTAAGATGATTGACAAATTAATACCTGATGATATTGAAAAATTAGACAGAGACCAGTTTTTGACATTTTTAGACGTTGCGCCTACTGCAGAAGCACCTGATTTTGCCGTTCTAGGTATTGGTGTTACAAATTATGGCATCTCTTATAATCCACAAGTAGAGCAAGAAAAATGGATAATTGAGAAAAATGCAAGAAATGTTCATACGTCTAATCAAAAACAAGGTGCTGTTTCTCAAACTATCTATAAAAACGACCCATGCTTTGAATTCATTGCAAATGGTCGTGACAAGACAAATTATAAAACACATATTCTTGATATTGACTTCTGGAATGGCTCAGGTACTGGTTCTAATGTAACATACCCTGCAACATTGAGTGATGGATTAATTGCTATAACTCAATTCATGAATGAAGAAGCAGTCATTGAATATGATTTATATTATAATGGCGATGCTAAAAAAGGTACAGTTACTTTTGATGCTACAACTGGTAAGCCAACATTTACAGAAACTGAAAGTTTATAGTTATAAATAGTATTATTACTAATGTTAAAAATGTGAATAAAAGGGCGAGGCAACGATGATTTGCCCAGCCCTATTTTTTATTAAGAAAGAGAGGAGATTATAACATGACAGACAATGTTATAAAGTTAAATAAAAGCGATATATTAAAACTAGAAATCGTAACTGATAAAGATGAAAGCACAGGAGAATATCTTGAATTTGATTTGGAAGATATTGAGTTGCCTTTGAAATATCAAGAGTTACTAGAGAAGGATAAAAAGAACAAAGAAAATTTAAGAAATCAAATGGTTATAATAGACAAACGCCAAGACGTAAAAGGTAAAAAATTATTAAGCAAAAATCAAGAAGATAAAATAAAAGCTTTAAATGAGTTTTTCAAAAAAGAAGTAGAAATTTATAATATGTTTTTAGGAGATAATGGAGTTCAAAAGCTATTACATGGCAGAAAAATAGGTTGGACTACATTACAAGAAATAGATAACATTATAGATAAACAAATAATACCTAATTTAGATATAAGCATGGACAAAATCACTGAAAAAGTTAAGAAAAAATATAGTCAAGCAATTGATAAAAGTAAAGAAGTATTAAAATGATTTATCCAGAATATGCTGAGATTAATGGAAAACTATACAAAATCAATACTGATTTTAGATATGCAATAAAATGTGATGAGATTGCTAAAGATAATGAAATTGGTGATTTTGAACGTTCACTTGCTATTATCTATACTTTATTTGGTGATGAAGGCTTGAAAAACAGCGATGATTATTCAGAATTATTAAGAATTTCTCAAAAGTTTTTGCTATGTAATGAAGAATATGATAATAAAAGCAATGAAAAACCTGATATGGATTATATTCAAGATATGGATTACATTGAAGCAAGTTTTATGAGTGATTATCATATAGATTTAACAAATATAGAAATGCACTGGTGGAAATTCCAAAATTTAATGAATGGTTTATCTAATAGTGAATTAGGTAATTGTTGCGTTTTAAATAGAGTTAGAAATTTAAGAAATGCTAACCCAAATGAAATAAAAGATAAAAAAGAAAGAGATAAAATTATTAAAGCACAAAAACAAGTCGCATTAAAAGTAGAAAAGAAAAAACCAACGAAGAAAGAAGTTGAAAGTGCAAGTAATTTATTAAAACAATTAGGAATAGGAAGGAAGTGATTTCGTGAATGAATATGTTGTTGGGAAATTGGTAGTCGCTACTGATGTAAATAGTGATGGCGTTGACAAAGGAATTGCTGCAATTGAAGCAAAATTAAAAAAAATGGAGAAAATAAGAAATATTAAGATTAATGCATCAGGAGCAACAGAAGTTACCGAAGGAGAACTAACTGAAGGGCAAAAAAGATATAAAGAAAGATTGGAAGCGACATTAAAAAAATTATATGAAGAGAAAAATGCACTTAAAGGAATAAGTGCATTAGAAAGTAATACAACTAATGAAGCAACTAATCAAGTTGTTGAATATAATAAAATAGTAGACGGTGTAATGACATTGTCAAATGGAAAAAGATATATTTTAAAAACAGATGAAGAAATAACAGAAGAAGAACAAGAACAAAGTGAAGAAATGAGAAAAATTAATCTTAACTTAGACAAAATTGGTTCTTCAATCAAAAGAGCAATAAGGAATACTGTAAGATGGGGATTAGCAATATTTGGCATCAGTGGTGCTTATATGATGGTGCGAAATGCAATGAGTGTAATTACGCAAGAAGATGAACAATTAAAAGCCGATATTGATTATATGAGAACAGCAATTGCTTATACTCTCGAGCCTCTGGTTAGAAAGATTGTTGAATGGGCTAAACAATTAATGTTTTATGTTGGTTATATTATAAAAATGTGGACTGGCAGAAATATATTTGAAAATGCTAATAAAAGTTTACAAAGTGCAGATAAATCAGCAAAATCATTGCAAAAAACATTAGCTGGTTTCGATGAAATGAATGTCTTAAATGATAATGGAAGTGTTGGTGTTGCTGGTGCATTGCCAAGTTTTGATTTAAGTACTTTAGATTTTGAAGTACCAAAATGGTTAGAGTGGATTGGAAAAAACAAAGATATTGTTTTAGGAGTAATAGCTGCAATAACTGGTGCTTTAGTAACAATGAAACTTTTAGGGCTTAATCCTATCTTTGGTATATTAGGCGCTATATTAGGCTTAGGAATATATGAATTTGTTTCTGGAATAATTAAGTTTATAAAAGACCCAAGTTGGGAAAACTTCGGACAAATTCTAGAAGGTTTAGGAATTATAATTGCAAGTATTACTGCAATATTGATGGTAATTGGAGTTGCGTCTGGACCAATTGGATGGATTATGATAGCAGTTGGCACCTTAACAACTTTAATAGGTGGTTTAATACAAAAATTAGGTAAAAATAAAGCAGCAATAAAAGATGTTGAACAAGCTAATAAAGATTTAAAAGAGGCAAAAGAAAATGTATATAATGCTACACAAGATTATACACAAGCAGTAAAAGATGAAGAAGAAGCACATAGAAAATTAATTGAGGCGCAAGATGAAACTGGCTTAAGTGGTAAAGAATTATATGATTTAGTAGATAGTGGCAAAGCAAATTATAAAGATTTTAATGAACAGCAAAGGAAAGTTTATGATGCTTATGTTAATGAACAAAAAGCAATTGGGAATGTCAAAGATGCTGAAGAAAAGTTAATTGAGGCAAGAAAAATAGAAACACAAGAAGCAATTGAAAGTGAATTAGCAAATGCTAAAGAAACTGAAAGTTATGACAAATTAAAAGAAAGTGTTGTCAAAGCATTTAAAGAAGGCAAAATAAGTGCTGAAGAAGCAAGAGATTATTTATCTCGCGCAATGGCAGATATGAGTAATGATAGTAAAAAGACATTTTTAGAAGATGTACCTAATAATATTAAAGCGGGGCTTGACCCAAATCGCTACGATAGTTTTGCCACAAAATTTAAAAATTGGTGGAACAAATGGATTAAAGGGCTAGATACTACAGTTGAAATTACAGGTGTTGCTGTAGGTGGTGGAGGTGGTGGCTCATCTGGCAGTAGTAGTAGCAAATATGTTCCTCGCGCTAAAGGTGGCATTTATTATCCTAGTAAATTACCTAAATTAGCATCTGGTGGCATTATAAATATGCCAGGTAGAGGTGTGCCATATCATGGTGCTTACATTGGTGAACGAGGCGCAGAAGCAGTTGTCCCATTAACAGATAGTCAACAGATGGCATTACTTGGGGAAGCAATAGGCAAATATATAACAATAAATGCTACAATACCAGTGTATGCTTATAATAGACAAGTAGATAGACAAATAAAAAGAATACAAGCAGAAGATAATTTTGCAGGGAATAGGTAGGTGATAATGTGTTTATAGATAAAAATAGTATAATCATAAATGGTATTTCAATGGGACAATACATTGTTGAAGCAAAATATGGCTTTAATAAATTATGGGCAAGTGATAGCGGACGTAACCTTGCTGGAAGTATGAGTGGCACATTAATTGGTATATTCCCTAAGATAATATTACAATTTGGTAAATTAACTAAGACACAACTTGAAATTATAATACCTATACTTGATAGTGCAAATCAAACAGTAATATATTATGACCCCAATAAAAAAACAAATGTAACAATGACAACTTACACAGGTGATTATGAAATTACTAATAAAGATATAATCAGTGATGATGATAAAAATGAAGGATTTAGTTGCTCTTTTATATCTGTAAGAAAGAGGTTATAATATGAAAGCACATACAAGCGAATTCAAAGAAATTATACCAAGACTTGGTCGTGAACTTGATAGTATTATAACTTACGAATTGAATGGTGAAACAATAGAGTTAGGTGGAGAAGTTCTTAACTCTATTGCACCCCATTATGAAGGCGCTATATTAAAATCAGTTATGAAGCAACTTGATATTGATAGTAATATAGATATACCTTTAGGCACTGAATTAAATTATCAATTTGGTGTTAAAACTAGAAATAATGAAGTAGAAGATTATAGAGATAATTATGATTATGTTAATTATGGCAATTATATTGTTTATTCAAGTGAAATACAAGAAGATACTAAATCGTATAAAATAACTTGTTACGATAAAATGTTATATGCTATGAAAGAATATGAGAATAGTAATATAACATATCCGATAACAATAAGAAACTATATCAGTGCATTATGCAATAAATTGGGATTGACTTTTAAAAATGCAAGTGATGAATTTGCTAATTATGATAAAGAAATACCTACTGAATTATATTTAAGCAACGATGGCATTTCATTAGATTATACATTTAGAGATGTGTTTGATGAATTAGCAGAAGTCACAGCAAGCACTATTTGTATTAATAATGATGATGAATTAGAAATAAGATATATAAATGATACCAATGATACAATCGATGAAGAATATTTGAAAGACGTCAATGTAAATTTTGGTGAGAAATTTGGACCAGTAAATACAATTATTCTATCAAGAAGTGCAGACAGTGATAAAGTTGCATTATCAAATCCTATTAACTTGGCAGATGAAGATAAAATTGCTATTCAAATTTCTGATAATCAAATAATGAATGATAACAATAGAGCAGATTTTATGCCAGATATTTTAAATAAATTATATGGTTTAGAATACTATGCCAATGATTTTTCAAGCACAGGAATATGTTATTTAGATTTATGTGATAAATATAATATTAAAATTGGTGATAATATATATTCATGCATTATGTTTAATGATGACGTAAATATTACTCAAGGGCTTGAAGAAAGTATTTACACCGATATGCCTGAAGAAAATGAAACAGAATATAAATATACAAGTAATGATGACAGAAAAGTTAACCAAGTTTATATTATGGCTAAAAAAAACGAAGGTGAAATTGAAGCAGTTGTTAGTAGAGTTGGAAGTATAGAAGGAAAAGAAGACAATGATTATCAAGAATTATTAAGAAAATTTCAATCTGTTGATAATGCAATTATTGATATAGATGAATATAAAACAATAACAAGACAATTACAGACGGACACTTATACTAAAACTGAAGTACAACAAATTGCAAATGGAACTGGTGTTAATGGGGTTAAAGTTAGTGCAGTAATAACTGAAAGTGGTACTTTTAATGAAGATGGTATGACTTATGAAAAAACAAATGCACCCACAAAATCGACAATTAATGAAATTGGCTTAAATGTTAAAAATCAAAATAATAGTTCTGTGTTGTTTGCCGGTTATGTCGATGAAAACAATGCACCACAAGATTTACTAAATAAATATGGCGATTATACAAATCAAACTATAGTTGGAACAGATAATATTATAGTTAATAATTACTTAAATATAGGAACTCATAGTAGAATACAAAACTATGGCAATGGAACAGGAATATTTTGGAGGTGATTAGATGGCAGTACTAACAAAAAATTATCAAAAAATAGGTGAGAAATATTTGGGCAGTTCTTATGGTGATTTATACATAAGAATATATGCAAAATATTCAGAACAAGATATTAATAATAACAGAAGCAAAGTTCAATATCAAGCAAGAGCATACTTTAGTGGAAACTATATATATGATGAGCAATCATCAGGTAATGTTAAAGGTACTGGTGCTAGTCAAGTTAATTATAGTAAGTCTTCAAGTTATAATAATGGTGAAACTCCATTAGGAACAACTGAAGGTTGGGTATCTCACAATAATGATGGTAAAGCCACAATAACTGGTAGTGCCTATTTAAACTTTCCAAACTGGAGTTGGAGTGGCACAGCAAGTGGTAGTGCTGATTTACCAACAATACCCAGAAATAGCACAATAACTGCAACAAGTGCTTATATTGAAGAAGTAAGTCAATTAACTATTACTAGATATAAAGAAGAATATACACATTCAATAGCGTATTCTTTCGGCAGTTTATCTGGTTATATACTTGCTGATGGCACTACAACTAGTACTGAAACGAAATTAACTGAATTAAATATTGGCTTTCCTATACCATCTACATGGTATGCAGAAATTCCAAATAATCAAGAAGGTGTATGCACATTAACAATTAAAACTTATAATGGTGATACACAAATTGGGAATAATTATACAGCAACATTTTACGCAAGAGTAAATCCAACAACAAATAAGCCAGAAGTAGTATCAAGTGTTATTGATGCAAATGATGATGCATACGCATTAACAGGCAATAGAAATATATTAATTAAAAACTATTCGATAGCAGAAGTCACATGGAGTGCAACGCCAAAAAATAATGCAACTATATCCAATGTAAAAATAAATGATACAACTGTTACAACTAGCCCATATAATTTTGTATTAAATTCAAATACAATTTCAGTTGTTGCAACTGATAGTAGGGAGTTATCAACAACAAATAATCCAGCATTTACATTAAAAGATTATTTCGTGCCTAGTTTAACTATTTCATCAATTTATCGTGCCAATCCGACAGATAATTTTGCAACACTACAATTTAATGGTACTTGGTTTAATGAAAATTTTGGTGTTGAAGATAATACATTAACATTATCTTGGAAGTATAAAGAAACTGGTGCTTCAAATTGGATAGATGGTGGTAATTTAGTCCCAAATACTGATTATAAAATAGAAAATAATAATTTTTGGAGTGGAAACGGTACATCTGCTAATGAGATAACAATTGGTGGCAACTTGTTGTTATATGAAAAAAACTGGGATATATTAATTACTGCTACTGATAAGATAACTACATATCAAGCAATTGGTTCAATCACTAAAGGAATACCTATTATAAATTGGGAAGAAGATTTCTTTAATGTAAATGGTAATATCAAACAATTTAATCAAAATATTGTTGAAAGTGGAAGCAATGCAAATGGCAATTATATTAAATATTATGATGGGACAATGATTTGTTATAAAAGCGTAACGGCGACCGTATCAATAACAATAAGTTGGGGTAGTTTATATGAAGGAACAATGGATTTAGGTGACTGGGCGGCAAGTTTTATTGAAAAGCCAAACATTCAAATCACAAATTCATCAGGTGCTGGTTGTTTAATTGAAAGTATATCACCAAGTCATACTACTACAAGTGCAGGGACAGTTTATTTAGTAAGACCATCTTCATATACACATAATTTTACAATTGATGTATTTGGAATAGGAAAATGGAAATAAAGCGAGGTGATATTATGAAAAAAGCATGGGATGATTTAAAATCATTTATTACTGTTATTACAATGTTATTATTTGCATATTGTATTATACGACAAATACCACTTGATGAAACTTTAAAAACAACACTTGCAACTGTTGTAGGCTTCTTCTTAGGAAGCAAAATTAATAACAAGGAAGGAGGTGAATAAAGTGATAATATTTAAAAGCAAAGATTTTGTAGAAAAAATGCGACACATAACACAACTACCTACTGAATATTATAGTGGTGGAAATAAATGGTCAAGTTGGGATAGTTATCGTTGGCTATTCGATTGTGTAGTTAGTATAAAATCAGTATTATGGGGATGGCACGAAGACAAAAACAAACCACATGGAGGAGCCATATATGGTTCAAATGGCGTGCCGGACTTTACTTGTAATGGTGGATTAGATTATTGCACTGATGTATCAACTGATTTTAGTAACCTAGTACCAGGTGAATACTTGTGCATGAAAGGTACACAATATAATCATAGTGGCATTTACTTAGGCAACGGCGAAGTATTTGATTGTACTTGTGCTTGGAATGTTGATAGTGCAGTAATAAGCAATATTGATAAATATGGCAATAGGTCAAGACGTGGAGTGCCTTGTTTAAAATGGACATACCACGGCAAATTAAAATGGATTGATTATAGTGATGAACCAAAACCTACGCCTACAGATAATGTTAATGTTTATTATCGTGTGAGAACAAAAAAGCACGGCTGGCTTCCTGAAGTTAAGAACCTAGAAGACTATGCTGGATGGGAAAGTTCGCCAATAACTGACGTAGCAATTAAAGTTGATAAAGGATGTATAAAATATAGAGTTCATTGTAAGGCAGTAAAAGATACGAATGGAAAAGTAAAAAGAGAAGCAGAGTGGCTACCATATGTAACTGGTTATGATATTGGAGATTTCAATAATGGCTATGCTGGAGATGGTAGACAAATCGATGCTATTGAAGTTTATTACTATACACCAGAAGATATAATAAAAACTAGTGGCTACAAAAAAGCTAAGTATCGTGTAAATAGTTATCCATGGCAATATGACAATGAAACTTCTAACGGTCAAGATGGCTATGCTGGAGTTTTTGGCAAAAATGTTATAAAGTTTCAAATTGTTATTGAATAAATATATATATTGTGTTATAATAATTATTGAGAGATACCTATTCCGGCTAGGTGTTTTCTCAGTCCGTTTATTGTTTTCCATATTTTTAATAATGGAAGAAAAAGAAGTGATGAGCTTCTTTTTTGTTAAAAAAATGTTATTTTTATATTTACATTATGTTATAATTATGTTATAATTAAATTAACTAAGGAGGTGAATATGAGAAATTTAGCACATTTGCACATAACATTAAGTGAAGAATTAAAACAAAAACTTGAAGAAGAAGCATATAGAAAAGGCTTTAATCTTTCAACATATGTTAGGCAAATTTTAATTGAAGCTTTAAAAAAGGAGTAAATAATGACAAAAGAACAATACTTGCAAGAGTTAAATAAGGCGTTTGAAGATTTTAAATTTTACTCAGAAGACCATCACTATGAATACAAAGGACAACGAGTTGGCATGTCGGTCACAAGATTAATTGAAGAATATACTAATGAATTTGATAGTGAAACTATTGCAGAAAGAGTTGCTACTCGTGATAATAAAACAGTCTCACAAGTATTAATGGAATGGCAATATAAAAATGATTTTTCAAAAGTAAAAGGAAGCACTTGTCATGAATATGCACAATGTCTGTGGAATAAAACAAAATTTGAAAGAAATAATTTTGATAATAGTTTGGAATATCATGATGCAGTTGATAAGATAGAAAAACAAGCAGATAATTTTTATAAAGACTATCAAGATAGATTAGAACATCTTGCCGATGAATTTGTAATAGGTAGTGAAGAATATGATATAGCAAGTGCTATCGACCACATTTTTATTAATAAAGCAACTAATGGTTTAGTTCTTGTAGATTATAAAACTAACACAGATATTTATAAAAATGAAAAGTATGCCAAACCAATGAAAGTGCCATTACAACATTTAAAAGATACTACATTAAATCATTATTCAATTCAGTTATCTATTTATAAATATTTAGTAGAAAAATATACTAGTTTAAAATTTGAAGAAATGTTTATAGTATGGTTTAGTGAACAAGAAGAAAATTACAAAATTATAGAAGTGTCTTATTTAAAAGAAGAAGTAGAAAAAATTTTAGAAAGTAGGAGAGTGAAACAAATGAAAAGCGTACCAGTTTTATTAATTGGTAAAAGTGGCAGTGGAAAATCTGCTAGTTTAAGAAATTTTAAGAAAGATGAAATAGCAATTGCTAATGTTTTAGGTAAGCCTTTGCCATTCAAAAGTGATATAGAAGCACCTAAAGTTGATAATTATAGCGTTCTTATTAAAGCTATTCAAAGTACAGATAAGAAAACAATAGTTATAGATGATGCAGGATATCTATTAACTAATGAATTTATGAATAAAGTCAGTGTTAAAGGATATGATAAATATAATGAAATGGCAAGTAGCATGTTTGATTTAGTAAATGCTATCAAAAATGTAGATGGTGGCAAGACAGTTTACTTGGTAATGCATGAAGATACAGATGAATTTGGTAATATTAAGCCTAAAACAATTGGTAAATTACTTGATGATAAAGTAAATATTCAAGGAATGTTTACAGTATGTATAAGAAGTTCATTTGAAAATGGTGAATATATATTTAGATTAAAAACAAATGGACAAGATTGTGTTAAAACTCCAATTGGAATGTTTGAAACAGAAACAATGGAAAATGACTTAAAAAAAGTTGATGAAGTCATTAGAGAATATTATGAATTAGATAAGGTGGTAAATGATGAGAAATAAATCAATAGATAAAATAGAAGATTTAGAGAAAAGAGATTTGTTAAATAAAATGACTATATTCTTTGCAACAAGAGAATATATTGAAGATAAAGATACAATTGCTGGTGTTATTAAAAAACTTAATGATGCAATTATTGATGAAGACAAAGTAAAAAAAGACTATCAACACCAAGTTAGTTATATATTAGATAAAATAGAATTGTTAAGCATGACATTAAGAATGAAAAAAATAGAAAAGAATAGAAAAGATGGACAAATTTTAATACAAGAAATGTTAAAACAAGTTAACAAACTTATAGATTTGGTAGGTTAATAATATGAGAAAAAACACATTTATAATAAAAATTAAAGGTAGAGAAGAACACCTAACTACAGCAGTAAAAGGAAAGTGTTGCCCATCTGATATTATGACTGGCTTAACTCAATCATTATTAGAAGTTGGAGAAAAACTAGGCTTTACAGAAAAAGAAATTATTGAAGTAATAAAAGGAAAAAGTAAAGAAAAGAAAGAAAAAGGGGATGAATAAATAATGATAAATCAAGTAATGTTAGTTGGTAGACTAGTAGATGAATTACAAATTGAAGAAGTTAATGGAAAAAAAAGAGCTATAATTACACTTGCCGTTTCAAGAAATTATAAAAATGAAGAAGGTGCATATGATACAGATTTTGTAGATTGTATCTTATGGCAAGGTATTGCAGAAAATACTGCAGAATATTGCCATAAAGGCGACCTTATGGGGATTAAAGGAAGAATTGAAACAGTAGAACAAGATAATATTAGAACTATACAAATAATAGCAGATAAAGTTACATTTTTATCAAGCAGACAAGAAAAGAGTGATGACCTATCGGCTTAGATATGTATTTAATTGAAAGAAAGAAAACAAAAAAGAAAATAACTGATGATGATTTTTGGGATTTTCAAAACGAATTAATCTATTGGAGAAAAGCTAACCAAATACATAAATTCTTTTGTGATAAAGGTGAAGAAATAAAAGAACAAATTTCTTATAAATTAAAGAAAGAAGATTTACAAGAACTTTTAGATATTTGTAATAGAATATTAGACGAAGTAAAAACCGAAAAAGGTAAAGTTTCAAATGGATATAGCTACGAGCCAAACGAAGATGGGGAATTTATAAAAAAATATAATTATACTGATGGCTTAATTATTACCAATCCAGAAATTTGTGAAGAACTATTGCCTACGCAAAGTGGTTTCTTCTTTGGCAGTACCGACTATGATGAATATTATTTAGAAGATATAAAATATACAAAAGAAAAACTCGAGCAAGTAATTGATAATATAGATTATGATAATAATGATATTTATTATCTGGCGAGTTGGTAAAAAATGAAGAAAATAATTAATGATATTGATAATATACTTGCATTAATCTATGATAGTCCTGAATTATTTCATGATGGTATTGATGAAGATATTATTGATTTGCTATTAAAAATAAAAAAATATATTGAAAGTGAGGAAAAATAATGAATTTAGGTTTTGATTTAAAAGATTGGGATGAAGTTGAAGCAGTTGAAATGGGAGATAGAGAAGTACTAGAACTTGGTGGACATGAAATTATTATTAAAGATGCAAGACTTTATACTAGTGAAATAAGTGGAAATGTTAGTGTAAAAGTTTGTGTTGATATTAATGGTAAAAATGAAGAACAAGCAGGTTTCTTTGAAAGACAATATAATAATAATAAATTAAGTGAAGCAAAATGGCCTGCAGGTGCTACTCGTTATCTATCAACTAAAAAAGAAAGTTTACAATATACAAAAGGTTTTGTCAAATCACTTGAAAATTCAAATCCAGGATTTAAGTTTGATACAAATAAAGATTGGTCTCAAATTAATGGTTTAAAGTGTGCCGGTGTATTTGGACTTGAAGAATATGAAGATAGTGAAGGTAAAACTCGTGCTGGCACAAAATTAGTACAATTTAGAAGTCTTGATAAGTTATCTGAAATTAAAGTTCCTAGTGTTAAAATGTTAGATGGAACTTATATAGATTATGAAGAATATAAAACAATGCGTAAAAATAATCAAGATGAAACAAAGGCAAAGTCAATAGAAATTACAGATGATATGATGCCATTTTAAAAGAGTAGAATTAATTTCTACTTTTTTTTATTAAAAATACTTTACACCAAAAAAATACTTTGTTATAATTAAGTTATAGTTAGGAGGTAGAATAAAAAATGTATATTTGGAAATATAAAAATATTACATTAAGAATGCAAAAAGAAGCAGGAAAAGAAATTGGTGTTACACCACAATGGCTTTGTAGAGTTTGCGGTAGAAAAGAAAAAGTTAGAAAGTTAATGGCATACTGTATAACAAAGTATATTGATGAAAATGCAGAAATTGAAGACTTTTTTGAAAGGGTTGAATAATATGACAGAGCAACAAATATTGTCAAAAGAAACATTTATTGAATTATTTAATATGAATGAAATTGATAGAATAGAAAAAGAAAACGAGTTATATTTAAAAGCTAAAGAACTTGGCATTTTAAAAAGATATCAAGAAAATCTTAAAAAATATGAAAAAATTTTTAAAGATAAAATATTACTTGAAGCGAAAGCAACCCTTCCAAAATGTAAATATGATATTCAAAGCATTGATACTGGAAAATATATTTGTAAAGAAAACGGAATAATAGATAGTAAGACAGATAATAAATTCTCACATATTTTAATTTTTCCAATTGAAAGATATATTAATCAAGATACTGGGAAAGAAAAAGTTAAAATTATCTATTATAAAGACAAAAAGTGGGAAGAAAAAATTGTTGATAAAACACAATTAACAATTAATCAAAAGTTATTATTATTATCAGATTATGGCTTAGATATTACAAGTGAAAATGTTAAATACTATACAAATTATTTTAGAGATATAATGGCTTTAAATGATATTAAAACATTAGAAAGCGTGTCACATATTGGTTGGAAAGATAACACTTTTATACCTTATGATAGTCATGGAATATTTGATGGCGTAGATGAATTTAGAAGTATCTATAATGCTATTAGTAGCAAAGGTAATTATGAAAAGTGGAAAGAAGTAGTATTCGAATTAAGAAAACATAAGATAATAAAAATATTAATGGCTGTAACACTTGCTAGTCCTTTGCTTGAAAAATTAAGTTTGCCACCATATATGGTTAATTTATGGAGTTCATTATCTGGAAATGGAAAGACATTATCTTGTATGATAGCAATGAGTATTTGGGGTAACCCAGAAATTGGTGCTTTAAGATTATCAAGTAATAATACACAAAATTATTATATGGTTGTAGCTTCGTTTATGAGAAATTATACTTGTTACTTCGATGAACTACAAATTGTTAAAAGGTCAAAGGCTCTTGATTTAGATAGTCTAGTAATGGACCTTTGCAATGGAACCGATAAAGGTAGATTAACTAAAAATAGCCAAGCAAAAGAAGTGAAAATTTGGTACAATAATTTTTTATTTACCAGTAACGATAAATTAGTTAAATCAAACGCAGGAGAACAAGTATATAATAGAGTAATAGATTTGGAAATAAATGAGAAAATTATTGATAAAGGTTTTGAAATAGCCAGAATAATTAAAAATAACTATGGATTTGCAGGCAAAGAATATATTAAATATATACAAAGTTTAGGATTTGATAAAATATCAGAAAGATACAAAGAAATTTTTGATAAAATTTTGATAGAAACAAAGGCGACAGATA